TTCGTAATCCGACTTATTAAGTTGTATCGGATACCCTGCAAATTTAGCAAAATATCCATGAGTACAAAATTTTGATATGTTGAAATTCTTAAAATCATAACCCTTTAACACTAACGACCGGAACCACGGACACCCCAAATCAGCGGCATACACTCCAAATAAAGGCGTGTTATTTACCGGATAACATTCCTTTACAGTTATCTCTCTATTTATAAGACAAGCCCACTCATTTAACCGGCACTCAGGTAATGGCATTAGTTGCTCTTTATTTAAGTTCTTTAACGTCCTTATATACCCATTCCTTTCTGATATGCTTATTACTTCATCAAGGTCTGCCTTGTATGTCTTATATTTATCGCCGTTGCAATGCGCTACAGCCGGACAATTCCAACACATACCAATTTGCCCGATACCGGCACAATTACCGATATTATCAAGCATATTCCCGATTACATCATCTTTATAAAGAACGTCATTATGAGTTATAAACACAAATTTCTTATCAGACTTTTCTATACCGTATTGATAACGCACATTATGCCTGAATGATTCATCGCTAAAGTCTCCTTTCGCAATGATAAAGAAATATTTGTCCGGCGTGAATGTAATTATGTTATCGAAATATTTTGTGACCCACTCGACTGTATCATTATAAGGCTGCTGTTTTTCAATGATAAAATATATCTTATCAATATGCTGTATGCTATATTTCATAAGACTTTTTAGCGTACATAGCGTATGCCACGGCTTCCCATATACATTGATAATAACGTCAACCATATTACAGCAGCTTTATAGGTTCAATGATATTTTTATTAATCTCTGATTCAAATATATTTTTATAGACAATCCCGTCAATATAACAATAGTGCCCGTGGATAACTATGTCAATAATCTTTAATTCAGTATATTTCTTTTTGATACATTCTTTGTAAAAAAACAAAAGCCAGCCGTCAATGACTATTTCTGTTTGCCCTGATTCAATCAAAGTATTTATCTCGGTGCAAATCCGATCTAACAGGCAGTTAATATGACTTTGCGGTAATGATAGAAAGGCGTTTGGAACTGAAAAATGATAGCGGTTATCAATATGTGTTAATTCATTGTACCAAATTAAAAATACCTCATCCAACGAAATAACAGGCAGGTCAAACTGATTTGCAATAGTTGTCTTTCCCTGCATTGGCTGTCCTGATAACAGATATAATTTTCCTACCTCCATTTATCCATAATTTTTACATCATTGTTAACCTGCATTTGTTCAGCAAATGGACGCTTTAATTTAATATATTCAGTGCCTTCGGGAACTAACGCTTTATTCAAAACTTTACACCAACACTCATCAGGTAATAAGTTCGGCTCCGGATCAGGCGTTATGATTTTATGAACAACTGAAAATTTATTAACATAAAAACCCATCAGTACCTCAAGCAAAAATGGAGTTATCGGGTAATTCTTTCCACCATGATTAACTCTGTTTTTTGCAGTATAATCAGCTATAACTTTGTTTTCTTTAAATGCCCTCATTGCTGGCATCAGGGTTGTTTCGCAATAATGTTTATACGTTTCTTTCTTTGCAATCCAGTAGTTATTATAACTGCAAGTCCATTGTTCATACTCCATTTTGAACGGAAGAATATTTTCTTTGTCAAATATCAAACATAACTGATAGATTGAATTATAATAATTTTTATTCCGGATCATACATTTGTCATGTAGATGGTTTTGCATCGGAAATAAAATCACATCGTAGTTGCAATTAGTTGCTTCAACAAGATCAGTAAATGAATTTGTATCCATTTTTGTTTTGTCCGAAAACTTCCATGAGGTAGTGCCAACATAATCATCATCTATTTTGTCAATGTTTTCGTACAGTTCAGCGATTATTTTATTCTCAAAATAGAATAGATCCTTTTCTTTGCTGTTATTGTAAGGTTTAAATATCGGCAGCAATCCTTTTTTACTTTTGGCATCATAGTAAATCTGATGACATTCATATTTTACCTTATGGTTAATAATACAGCCAACGCCGCCCCACTCCTTCGACACACATTTCATATCTTTGGGGTGCGGAGCTTTCGCCCAGAACTTATCAACATAACATTTACATTTGGCATGAAAATCCGATTTGATAATGTCATGAAATAGTATAACGCCGCCGTCTGTGACTAAATGCTTATACATCTGAAAATCTCTCTCCACCCCCTCGGCGGTATGGTCACCATCAATGAATAACACGTCAACGGTTTCGCCTTTCAATATTTCTTTAACTCTGTCCAGCGTGTTATAACTATGAGAATCTCCGACAACTGAGTAAAAATTACTAACCTTTGTTTTCAGTAGTTTATCCCTGTCCGGCTTGGCCTCTATATCCACGGCAATATGTTTCCCTTTGACAAATTTAGATACATGGTTAAACGTGCCGCCTCCATAGACGCCGATTTCCATATAATTAGTTTTACCTTTCGCTTTTGAAACGATAAAGTCAAGTTCTTCCTGATGCTGCTGAACTTGGAAGCCGTCTATGTTTAAAAAATTTACAGACATTTTTATTGTTTTTTAGTTGTTATCCAAGTTGGAATCGAACCAACGACCATATATCATTTCTTATATATTTGCTCTGCCAACTGAGCTATTGGATACGCCATAAAAAAGCGTGATGCACTATGGCAGAATACACCACGCCGTTTATCCCGTCAGGGTTAAACTATTTCTTTACATCTTTAAAGTTTTATTTTTTATTCTCATATTTTGCTCTTTCTGAAATGCCTCCGAACCTGTTTTAACGCCTTTGTCAGCCATTTCTTTTACAAACGCTTCCCACGTTCCGGCAGTTCCACCCGTTGCGTCACCGGCTCCACGCCCTTCGCTTTTTGCAGTCATTTTCTTTTCATCTGCAAACTTTGCCAATACTTCTTTTAATGGCAATGCTTCCAACGTTACCGGATTCTTTACTATTTCGCCGTCTGCTTTTTTATTGTAGTCAACAGCAACTATTTTACCTTCAATCATTTTAGCATCAAAACCCTCAGAACGCCATATTGCTATAAAGTTTCTGCGGGTCATGGTGTCGCTTATTGCGGTTTCCGGTACTGTTAAATTCAATGTGTTATTAACTTCGAGTTGATGTTCCTTTTGCTTAAATCCGGTTTCAACTTCTAAAACTCTTTTCTCAGCAAGTAACGCTTTTTCTTCTGACTTAGTAAGATTTTCACGAAGTTGTGCAACAGTCTTTTCGTACTCTGTTAGCTTCTGTGATTCTGGTATCTTTGCATCCGCTGCTATCTTTTTTGTGATTTTCTCAAGCAACTTTTTGTAGTCTTTATCTTCGTGCGCATCTACTTCTATCTGATATTTTTCAGCGGCATAATCCCTGATTTCCTTTGCAGTCATACCAGCCTGTGCCTTTTTACCTTCTTCGTATTTTGCCGCATCCTGATTCTTTGTCCGCAATTCGTAATCATCTTTTTTAAATATGATTGTACTTTCATCTTTGATTTGCAGCTTCTTTAACTCAACAGCCTTTGCAAAATCAGCAGCGGAAATTTTAAATGTATTGTCATTGACGGACACCTCAATATCCTGCGGTTCATCAATGAATTGAATGAATCCCATCTTACTTAAAATGTATTCAAATACTATACTCATAAGAGCAAAAATATATAATTTTTTCATAATGTTATTCGGTTTTTGATTTAAGATATTCAGTTAATTCGGATTTTTTCAATAATTGCCATTCCTTTTTTGGATAACCGTTTTCAATGCAAATATCCTTCATCTCTTTAACGGTCGGCTCTCCGTCCTGATTATCGCTGCCTGTTCTACCTTTCATCATCACATCAAATGCAGATGTGAACAATTCTTTGGCGTCGAGCGATTTTTTCAATTTGTTCGCCTCGTTGTCAATCTTACGCTGTTTCTGATACTCCCTGAATTTTTCAGTGGCTTCGTTATCTACAACGAAAAGCAACCCTGAATCTTGAGTGTTTTCGTTATACGCTTCGGCAGTACCTCTCATCATTGGTGTTGCCGGTATTCTCACTTTCCGCATATCTGCGGAGAATTTTCCATCTACTTTACCCAGCTTGTACTGAATATAGCAAAGGACTTCACTTGGATTGTTAATCATTTCTGACATTTTACTTGGTTTTAGTGAATATTAATTAAAGATTATTTTTGATAGTATTAATTTCTTTATCTGTTTGCCATGCTGAATCACAAGCCATATTCCAGCATATTGTTTTCCATTGTTTTTCTGGTATTTGTGAATGAGTGAAACTCAAATTATTTAAACTACAATTTATCAGCGGTTGATGCTTTATCCAGTTTTCATAATTCTGATTGAATGTATTTTTTGCGGCATTGCTTTTAAAGCTATTCCACAATTTAACCGGAACTTTGTATTTATTTTTCACGGTATTTTTAGTTATTAATTAGAGTTATTCGTGTTTTCTATTTTTATTTTCGGGTATTTAAAAGGAATAAATAATATAACATAAATGAATAATGCAAATACTAAAATAGCCAACGAGGCCATAGCGTATAATATGATTATAAATAAATCCATTAATTATTCTTTATTTCTGTTTTTATCAGCTATCTCCATTTGCAAAACATAAAGGTTGTCTTCGATATATTCCTTTACCGCTCATTTGCATCGTTTCTTTTCGTATAACGCAAGCAAATATTCGGCTGGTACATTTATCATTGCCTTACCTTTGTGTACTCCGTATGGCATAAAATCAATATCACTCACCGGCTGCGGGTTTATCATTATCGTTTGAATCCGTGTCTTTATTTATGTCATCATCAGGTGTGATTTTCGTTATTGGAGGAGCTGGGGCTGCGGGTGCAATAATTTTCTTTTTACCGCCTGATAGCATATTTTCCGCCTGCTCATCTGTGAATCCCATTACTATTAACGTTCCCGTCTTTTGTTCATCAGTTAATATGGCATCGGTCAATATCGCTACAACAGCTTGAACCGAACCAACACCAAGCGTTTCAATCAGCATGGTTTCTTTTGCTTCAACGCCGGTCTGTTCCTCACAATAATTATCAAACTCTTCAATCAAATCTTCGGAATCCATATTCTTGTCAGCCTCATTTCTCCACCACGCTTCAAATAACATTTTCTTTTGCGCTTCTTGCTGTGAGTAATTTGCTTTAACTTGTTCAATCGTATAATGAATAAATGGCTCAACCTTCAATCGTTTCAGTTCCTCTTCAAGTCCTATCGGGTCGGTTTTGAATTTACTGCAAATCCACTCTTCCAAATCCCTGTCTAAAATAGCTGTATTACACCCAGCGTTCTTATCTGACACATAGCGGGCAAGTAATACTTCCATCGGCTCAATGATGTAATTACGCCCGTAAGTAATCATACAAATACTTTCATCCTTTGGTTTCGATGGGTAAATAAAATTAGCTGCCAACTCAGTTAAACGCCATTCAACCCATTGCGCGGTGTCAGCATAGTCGTTTAACCGTGCAATCTGCGGGGCGGTGTCGTAAATTATTTCTGTGGCTGTCTTTACACTTATACCGCCGGAGTACATCTTTTGATAGTTGATAGACCCCCAGATTGTAGTGTAAATTTTACCTTCAACAAGCTCCATTTCTTTGTTGAACTCTGCCATGATCTCAATAGGTGGGATGATAAATCCGGCAACGTTTGGGGTTACTATTGCACTTTCTTTGTCTTCAGGAACCGGTAAATTCAAAGCATCTGTAATATCTTTTTTACCGTAAATCCTTAAACCGTTACACATATCACACGGAGCATCGCCTGTTTTCTGCTTACCAGTACCCCCGCATTTCGGGCACTTCAAAGCATAACGCCAAAATATCGGTGACCATAACAGGAATTTAAACATGGATTTTTGCGAGTTATCACGGAGTGATTCCTTTGCCAACTCGATAACTGAATCTATCGGACTTAATCTTTGTTCTGTTCCGATTTTAACTATGTCGGATATGATAACGCCAGGACAACTACCGAACGGGTGTTTAAATGTTTTATCTGTAATTGTTAACGGAGTTACCTGTGATCCTGATTGAATGATGATATAATCGTTTTCATCATCCACAAAACGCCATTCCTTTGTGCCGTCCGGTTTATTTACAGGCTCAAATAGAATCCATTCAAGGTTTTGCCCGTCGGATTTATAATTGCGGATTGAGCCAATATTTTTATAGGTTGGATAAAGTTTCTCGGATTTGTATTCGTAGAAAATAACGCCGTTTGGGTCTGTATGATAAAGCTTCATCCAGTTCCGCTGTAACCATTTTTCAAGAGGCCGCTGGTCACGAATTGTAGAAACCTTTGCAATTAACTTATCGTAAGTTTCTGTGGAATTTACATCAGACTTACTTCCGTATCGCTTCGTGCCGCCGGTTGCTGTATAGACATTATCAATAGGTCTAAGGATACGAGTGAACATATCCTTTATGGAATGGGAGTATTTTTGGCGGGCTTCGAGTTGTTTGGCGTCCTCTTTGTGTTCTATCTGTTTTAGCTCAGATATAAAATCAACACCGTTAACAAGTGCCTCAAGCTCTTTGTTCATCTCACGGGCTTTAGTGACCCATGTAGGAACAATCTGTGATATATTTATTATGTCAATTACTTCATTTTCATTCAGAATCATATTTTAGTTCTGATGCTCCCAGTATCTCGGGACTTGAACTTGTTTTAATCATTGTAATTTTTAACATATTTCAATTGAATATTTTTTTATAATAATATTTTTTCTTTCACAAAATAAGGCAAATTGCCTTTCAATATTTTCAATTGATTTTGCTATTTTTATATTAAAAGAAATTTTAAAATTTACAAAATGGTAAAATTTCCTACCTGTAATATCCGTTCGTTTTCTTTCAAATCTTATTACTGCCAGCTTCATTTCTTCTTGCCTTTCTCTTTAAACCCTGCGGAATAAGCTGCCCTTCCCTGCTCCTGCGCTTTCTCTTTACCGGCTTTAGTATATGGATAAGTCTTACCAAAATTGCCCCAGCGATATTTTTTTACTCCGTTTAGGATGACTGTTTGGACTGGCATTTAATTTTATTTATTTAATTGTTCTAAAAAAAATATAATGTCCATCATGTCGCTACTTGAATAACACGTATTTCTTGAATCAGGAGAAAAACAATATTGTTTAAATCCATTCCAAAAACGAACCTTCCCCAAAACAGCACCACTACTTATGTTTTTGCAATAATATATTCTTTTCCCTTTAATTTTTCCTTCGCCTTCAATCCTTACAAAATCAAATTTTATATGTTCAAATTCTAATTTCATAATTTATTTCTTACCAAATAAGTTAATAATTTTCGGCTTATTTGCCATTTCATTTACCCGCTCGTTACGTTCTGCAAGTTCTTTGTCCGTAAACCATAACGCCTGTAATCCTGCATTAGTACCAACAAAATACGGGCGTTTTATCTCACCGTTTTCCAACTCAAAGAACGGGGATTTTGTCGGCATGGAATCGTCTTCATAAAAGAATATCCGTTTAACGTTGATTTCTTTTAATGGCTCTGCTTTACAGGTATCAGATTCAGGCAATACTTGTCTTTTTGAATTATCGCAATCACAATTTTTTTTGTCGCACATATTAATTTTCTTTACAAATCATAGTTTGAGTGAACATATCGGTACTTAACGTATTTGATGTTTCAACCTGTTTTATAGCTCTCTTTGTGGTGCATTTATCAACGCTTTCAACCGTTGTTTTATACCCAAGCATTTCAGCGTATTCATCAGAATATACCTGAGTGCAAGTACAGGTGTAACAATGTTCTTTTTGGCAAGCGAAAAGAGTAACGCAAATTAGTGATAACAACAATAGTTTTTTCATAGTGTTTATGCTTTAGTGTGGTATAATGACATATCGTAAAGCCGCTGGTAAGTCATCCCCCTGCGCTTTCCTTTTAAAATCTTGTTGAATATATTTATGTAATCTGATGTAACTATTGCCAGCTTCCCATTGTTCAACCTGATAATAAATTGTTGCCGTCCGGTTAAAATCTTTAAAGCATCTGCCTCTGCTATCTTATCCTTAATCCAAAACAGTTGATACCACAGCCTTATTCTCTTACGGAATAAAACAAGTATAACGATTAACGGGATTAAACAGAGTGGAATATAAAAAATATTCATGCAATAAATAATTTTCTCAAATGTAATAATAGTTTTTTAATCTGCAAAAAAGTTTCCATGAATATTTTCATCCCAGTCAAATGGTTTTTCTGTGTTTGGAATAAAAGCTAAACCTTTTTCTAAATGTAATTTTAGCGCAGCCTTAACAAATTCTTTACTTTGAATACCATCATTCATTGTGTCAAGTAAAATATCTGTAACCTCATCTTTTTGGGTTATGGCTCGAATACCTTGCTTTTTACCATTAATAAATATTTTTACTATTTGCATATTTTAAAGTTATTAACTACCAACCGGAAAATGCAACACCTGAATTTAAAAAGCTGCCAATATATGAATATCTAATCGCCGCAAATGCGTGGTCATACTTACCTACAGGCTCGTTTACAAACATTCCATTTATCTCTCTCCATTTATAATTTTCTTGTTCTCTTTTTAAATTCACATTTCTAACTAAATGTATTTTATGCTTTTTTAAAAGCCCGATACTCCATGAAATTCCCTTGCCCTTATTAACCTTTTTTATGTTGTGTCCTAAATTCTTTAGCTCTCTTACCATTTCAACATCATTATACCGGTCAGCGCAGTCAGCTGTTATCTGAATACCCTGCTGCAATCCTTTTAATCTCATTGGCTCTGATAATAATACTTCCGATAATGCCGGAGAGTTATCAATGGGTTCGTATAAAAGTAATTCGGCGTATAAATTATTCCCGTCAATTCCTATCTTTACCAATGCTGTTTGGTCATTTGTAAATCCAAAGTCTATTCCAAAAGCATATTGAATATTAGCCGGAAACTCATCCACCCATGTAACATTTTGAAATATTAAACCTTTCGGAGAGGAGCGTAAACCAAGCCCGTAAACCTTCCACATATAATCATCTGCCGTTCCGTTCTTTATATTCTCTGCCGTCGGCTCGTAAGCCATAATCTCTGAGCGTTGCCCCTCAGGGAGAAAGGCGTTTTGTAATAATGTGGAATGAAAATATTTTGTGTCAGGTCGTGTAATTACTGAATTGAAAACCCAATGCTCGGTATATGATGGATTATAGTCACCGAAAAACGCTTCGTTACACCGCTGATTTAATTGCTGAAAGTTTTGCTGTTCGGTTTCTAAAATCTCATTAATCCAGATTATATCATGCCGTTCCCCGTGCGCTCCCATCGCATCCATTCCTGAGAAGTATATTACGTTGCCAAATAGATTGTAATGCTGTGGTGAGCTTTTAAAATGGTTCTTTTCGTTATAGATACCATAACGAAGTAATATTTTAACAAAGTCTTTTAGTATTGTCTTTTGTAAATCGGCGTTAGTATTTCGGCAAATCAGCACGTCCTTGCCTTTACCCTCGTACATTTTGCAGTAGTAAATAATAAAGGAAACCAGATCAAAACTTTTGCCGGCGCCACTTGAACCTTCTAAAATAAACCCCTGTTTAATTTGCTTCTTTGACTTTTCAAAGTCGAAATTCTGACAAAGGAACTGAAAATTTAAGCCGCCAACAAGCTCCATATTTAATTATTTAGTGATTTTATTGAGTGAAATTCAAATAGATGCCGGATGGAAACAAATATTATTTTACGTTTTTGGCTTTTCGTTGATTACAACGAATTTACAAATAACCTCATTGTCTGGAATTAGTGGCTGCCCGTCCTTACCGGTTAGTTCTTTCTTTTCTGGAGCATCATACCCCATCAGCTTTGATATTGCTTCGAGAGATTTCTGTTTGTCGTATAACTTAATTTTTACATATTCTACGTCAATAGGACTTCCATCCTGAACCGTTCTACGTATTGATGTTGATATTTCAGATATACAGGCTTTTTGCTCGCCTGTAAGCGTTTCAAATTCCTTTCTGGTTATCCAAGTATCATGTAGATTTGAAATTGAAGAAAACGCAAGTTTTATGTGTTCGTCAATAACTCTTTTTTTACTCAATCCTGTAACCTCTTCAAGGTGTGATTTAATATGTTCTATGTACTTATTAATCTTAGCATTACTTAGCAGTCTTATCCCATTAACCGCAGATACTGAATCCTTTGTTCCATAAGCGACTCTGTAAGCCCTTGTTATATTCCAATCGGTTATATATTCACGGCAGAAACATTTTTGATTTTCGTTTAACTCTTCTAATATCTTATTTTCCTTTGCCATTATGCTTCATAAATTTTTCGTGAACTTCTTTTAATAATGCTTTTGAATATTCTTCGTTGTGTGCCTTAGTGTGACAGGTTCGGCACAATCCGATTATATTACTTACCTCAGTCAGTAAATCCATTCTCTTTGAACGTGGCTCGATATGATGGCAATCCGTTGCCCGAACATTGCCGCAAATCTCGCACAAAATTGCATCATCTTCAGCATAGTCAAAATATTCTAAATATTTTTTTGTGTAAGCCTTCATAATTTGCACATAAACCTTTCATAATCTTTTTCAATCGTTGCCACGATGCTGTCATAAATCACGCCTTCAAAAAACGCCCCGATAACATTCTCGTAGAGAAATGGCAGTTGGTCTTTTATGTACTCCCTGAAACGAATCTGCGACATATTACCAAAGGATATACTATCATATTCCACAAACTGAGTACCGTCTGCAAAGGTATATTTCACCTTATATTTTCCCTGTAAATGCTTAAGCCATTTGTAAAAATCATGTTTTTGTACTTGACGTTTGAATTTTGAAGGCAGATACTCATAAACCATGTTTAACAAAGTAAAGTAACATTGATGAAATTTCAGATCCCTTTCAGTACATTCGACAAAGCTATGAATAACTCCCTTTGATGATTGTTCAGCGATTTCATTGGCTCTTTCATTGCATGGAATCCACCCGCCACCCATGTAAACAAGTTCGACTAAATTATCTGCGTCTTTATCTTTCATTTTTGCTATATAAATTACTTTTTAATATTCATGTAATATGTTGCAAAAAATCTGCCTACAAGAACAATATATATTTCATCTCGTATTATTTCAATTGACGAATAGCCTGTAGATAATTCTATTGCTGCATTAATGGCTGCTTCAAAATGGTGGCTTGCCCAAAAACTAATAATTTTTTTGTTTTCGCAATCACGTTTTACCCTTCTAATAATATTTTCTTTTTCATTTTTTATGTTTTTTAGGTAATTATCATCAGGTATTATTATATTTTCGCAATTTGTTTTATTTTTAAAAGTTATATTTTCCATAGTTTTATCCATTTAAAAACTTTTCAATTTTCTTTTCAATCTTACTCCAGCCGATAATAACACCGGCGAAGGCAATGCAGAATAACACTATTATACCCATCGTCTGAACTATTGCTATCATCAAATTGGCTTTTTCTATTATCATATTTTTTTGTGTTAAAGAGGCGGAACCCCCTTACCGCCATCCCCTTATTAACAATTAAACATCTACAACAGTAGAAATTAAAAGTACATCAGTACCATTATGAAACAGGACAAAGTTAATTATTTTTTTCACAATTACAAATTTATTGTTTTAAATTCAATTTATATTTTTTTATTAAAAAATCTTCAATTTCAGTAGCAGTATGCCCGCCCATATTTCTTATTTTTAATAATTCATATTTGCTATGTAAAATTAATTCGCCTATCGTTTCTATATTTTCGCAACGTAAACAATTTTTTGCTCTTATGCTTAAATCTAAATCACATATCCGAACATTAATTCTATTATCATGTATATCAATTGTTTGTTCCCTGATATTTTCACTAATAATTTTTTCTAATAATTTAATTTTATTTTCCAAATTATTTATTTTTGATTCATAAATAGTTGGATTTTCTGATTTTAGCCTGATAAATATTTGATGAGCTATTCTATGTAGTGATTTTATTATGATTTGTCTTACCCTTTCTTTTGAAATATATATTTTTTTCGATATTTCACCAAATGATAAATTTTCTCTAAAAAACAAACTTAATATTTCAGATTCTCTTATTGAAAGATGTTTTGGCTCTTCAATGTATCTTAACAAAAGACTTCCCATAAAATTGCAGTATTTTTCCTGTATTGTTTTCATGTTTTTGTATTTTTAATTTATTCTATTTTTTTCAGTATTTTGTATTTCGCGCTCCGAAAAATCAGTATTTTTTATTAAAATTAAGATATCATAGTAATATTTTGCAAACCGGTTATTCGTTTCAACAAGGCTTTCAACTGTTGTGTTTCCGTGAGTAATGCTTGCATGGTCTATACCGATAAACAAGCCCGCTTCCATGTGGGTGAAGTCAAATAGCATTTTATCAGTTAAATAATACCCGAGTAACTGCCTGAATTCAACATATTCTCGCTCCCGTGTGTATTTTCCTTTCTTGCCTGATCCTTTCTGATATACCTCCTCTCTAAAATATCCTAAATACTTTAACATGATTTCTTCCAGCTTTTCAGCTATGAATGTTTGTCGGGCGGTTAATGCTCTTTCTTTTTTCATATCTCAATAATTATTTTTCCTTTTGTTGCCCAGCATTTTTTTAATATTCCCAATCTTTTATTAATCCTGCAATTATCTTATTATTTGATTTAAACCATTTAGCATCTATAATTAAAAGATTATATTGTGGATAATATTTTCTAAACCTACTTATCTTAGTTTTGCTTTTAGCATCCATCCATCCTTTTACCTCATGAAATTCAATTATGCCATTTTTTAACGTTACTTTAAAATCAGGAAGGTAACATCTCGTTCCTGATTTTATTTTTTCAAACCAGAATTTTTCAGGTTCGTGAAGCCATTCTGTGATTTCGTTATGTTCTTTAAGAAATTGCAAATACCTTGCATAATTAGCCTCCCATTTACTTCTATAATATTTTTCAATGCCACCTATATTTCTCCAACCTTGTTTCCACGAAACTTTTCTATCATTAGGAACTGTTCTACCATATCTCTCTTCTTTTGTTTTCATAGCTTTTAATGATATGTCAGATTTTTTTTCAGCAGAAAACGAAGCAAAAACCTCTGTAGATGTTATAGATAATTTATCTTTAGTTTCCTGAGAATGATGCTTCCCAAGCATTCCTTTTGGATGTCCATGTTTATCAAAGTATTCTGAAATTTTATTATTTTCAATTCCTTTATGACAATTCAAATGTTTTTTATCTGTTAATCCTAATTCCTTTGCCTTTCTACAAATAAATGGAACGGTTCTATTTATTTTTTTAGCAAGTTCTGATAATTTACCAATATCTCTATAAAAAATATATTGCTCTTTAAGTAATTGTTTTTCATTTTCGCTAAATTTAGGATGATTTAGTTTTACTCCTAATTTTATAAGCCTTTCATGAACGCTTTGCCCGCACATTCCTAACTTTTCAGCAACAATCCATATATTATTTAACTCTTTGTATGAATTAATTATTTCTTTATCAGTAGCCTTTACGGGCTGCCCCCCATGATATGTTTCTTTACAAATTAAGTTTCCTTTATTATCTTGCTGTATCGTACCATTCTTTAATAATTCCCTGAATTTATTTACTGAAATTATATTGCCATGTCTATTCATATCAAATCATTTAATTTATTTTATGCAAATATAATAAAGTTCCTGACATTGACAATAATAATTATACTCATATTTTTCTTAGATTAAATCGTTCAAAAATTATTGTTTCCAGTTCTGATTCTGAAATAGTTAGAGGCTCTGATATTTCAATTATTACATTGTGACCGGACCTGTCTTTTCGGATTATTTCAGCGTTAAAATAACCAAATAAATTTATCGAATGGTTCTTAAACGTGAATTTATTCCGGTCACAGATTTGCTTCAAAATTTCTTTCATTTTCTATTTATTTTTTAAAACGGACATTCGTTTTTAGATTTCTTAATTTGCTTCCACTCCTTTTGTAGCTTATCTTTTACAGCAATTCTAATAAATTGAGAAGGATTAACACCGTATTTTTTCAATGTTTTCAGGCTATCAAACTGTTGATTTGTTATTTTAAGCTGAAAAGTATGTATATACTTCTTTGCCATTAAGTTATGCTATATTTATACGTATAATTTACCTGGCAATACGGTAGTTATGCGTCATTCTATAAAACCCCATTCACAAAGTTTTTGACACAATAAAACTTGATTTTTGACAAATGATTTTTCCCCTTCACTATTCACATAATAAAACGCAAGCATATCAGATGAGAAAACGAACGCAGAAAAATTGTCTATCGTTTCTATTTCTTTTTTAATGTTGCTGATATAATAAGCCCCTTTAGGATTCATTGTACCCCTGTCGAAATTAACGTTCGGAAAATCATAATAATTAAATCCTGCAATTTTTCCAAGTTCTCTAATTGGAACTATTTTTTTTGGTTATACTCAATTTCTGAAATTAACTCTGAAAAAGAACGAACGCATAACAGCAAGTTAGCGTCATTGCAGAGTTCGTGGGTTATTGAAGTTTTGTTTTTCATATCTAATTTTATTTAAGTTTGACAATATTGTGTTTCAAAGTCGGCAACGAACGCCAACTTGCAAAACGTTATACGCAAGGCTACATTTGTGTTTCAAATAGAGTTTTCTGCTCATAATCTTTTTTAATAACTTTTTTTGCCAACGCACAATTAAAAATATGCAATCCGACTTCTGGTTCAACACAATTCCTTAATATTTGTCGCTTGTTTCCTATTGTATATTTGCTTAAATCAATCTGCTTTCGCTCTTGTAATGTGTCAACAGTTCCACCTCTGTGGTTTCTATTTACGTGATTTATCGGCTCAATTTTAAAGTTACTCCACCATAAATGACCTCCTGTTTTCGTGGCTGGAATAAGCGGTTCGTAAAATGGAATTGTATTTTCAACTACCCATTGCCCATCAAAATATTTATCAAGCAAAATAATCTCTTGGTATAATTTCATATCAGGATACACCGCCTCTACTTTTTTATATTTTCTGTTTGCCAAAAATCCAATGTTGTATCTTATTTGGCTGTGGCTTTGGCAAGGCGGTGATGCCCATATAAAATCATATTCCATATAATGTTTGAGTAAATATTCGTGTGCATCTGCAATAATTACTTTGTCATTTGGATATAAGTCAGCATATACGTCTGCAATTCTTTTGTCATATTCTACTGCTGTAATATCGTGGTCATTACCCCAAAGTAATCTGTTGCCTCCCACTCCTGCATATAAGTTTAAAATTTTCATCTCTCAAAAAAGTTATTAAAAAGGTTTCGTTCATTTAATTTAGTTTATCGCATTATTACCGCCCAGCGTATAACACAAGCTTTAACCAATAAAGGTTTCAGCGGTTAATCCAACTTTGTAGCTCGCATTTAATTCAGTATCGGTTGATAGTGCATTGCTCCGTAATCCTTTACTGGTCATAGCTTCAACGCTACTACTTGCCGCTACCATTAATTTTTTTATACTCTGTTAATAAAATCAAAATTTGTTCAAGTGGTTTTTTGCCCTGCGTTTTGTAAATAGCGTAGGAAATCGGGTGTTTCTCCTTTAGAAATTTTTCAGCTGGCTTTAGTTTTTCGTTCATAGCTGGTTTAATTTTTTAGCAATTTCGGTTAATTCAAGAACTTGCGCTAATGATTCGGCAGAATAAACAACCTTTCCATCAATGATTATAACATTTTCGCCGTCAAAATAATCATCTTCGGATTTATAATCGCCCCTGTTTTTCAACTCATCAATTAACTCATCGCTGTCAAAATCATCGAGGTCAATATCAACATTAATTTCTTTAGTTTTTTTCATGTTTATTTATTTAAAATAAAATTTAATACTTTCAACTGAATTTTCATCTGTGTTATCCCTGAATTATTCTCATAATTCTTACGCAGATTACCCTTAACTTTTGAAGCAGCCGGACTTTGTTGCCAAACGCCAAATCTATCCGAAAGAACAGCAATAGCCTTATCAACTCTTTCAGATTCAGACTGAATAAACTCCTCTCTTGGATTTGTTTCTAAATATGCAATACAGTCCTTTATGACAAGAAATTGCTTATCATATTTTTTCTGATTGAACTTTTTATTAAGTTCTTTACATTTTTTCTTTTCATTACCTGCCTGAACAAGTAAGTCTTTGCTCATTTTCTTTAATTCTTCAATGGTTTTCATAATGTTTATTTTTGGTTAATAATTATTTATTTTATAGTTTACTTCCACCAAGTAAGCATTTAATGCATTCTTTATCTCCTTGTACTGGAAAGCATTTTTTGCATGGCAAATAACTATTTTTAACATATTCTATGCTTAATTTTTTACATACCTTTTTAATATTTTCCTGTAAATATATCCCGTCTGTTTTTATTTGCGGCGGTCGGTGCCTGTACATTCAATAAAGGTACACATTTTCGTTAATCTGCTTTCTGTCATGTCTCCATACTCCTTCAAAATCTGCTCACGGGTTAAATTTGAAGTGCAAATCATTAATCCTGAAAAATATTCTCGGCTTGCAATTATCGAAGGAAATGCCTGAACTATGTTTCCAAAGATATTTAACTGTTTAATCTCAGCAACCGATCCGATTTCATCCAAAAATATGCTTCGATATTTCATTGCATTTTGATATAATTCAAAATCCTTGTTAAATATTGCATTTTGAGTTAATAGCGGCAGCGGAGTTGTTTTTAAATTCAAAGTGCATGGCTTTCCATCGGAAATAAATCGTATTCCATAACCGTCTGTAACCACCTGTATAACCGTGTTTATTATTTCAATCATCATAGTTTTTCCGGTTCCGGTAACCCCGTGAAAAAACAATCCTTTTTTCAAATCAAATTCGCTGTCTTTGTCACCAAAAACCCATTGAATAGTATTTTTGTAGGAATAATAATTTTCGCCATCTATTGAAAATTTTCTGTCTTCACCTAAGATTTTCTGCCCGATTTCTTTACATATTTCAATGCATTCTTCGAGAGAGTAGTTACACCTGTAACGCTTAATTCCTTTGTCGGAAATTCCGCTTTTTAAATAAATTTCATTAATGTTTTGCATAGTTTTTATTTTTAGTCAATTAATCCTTTTTCCCTTGCCTCCTGAAGCTCTGCCTGATATTTCGGGTTGTTTTTTCTGTCTTCCGATGTTTGTTTGCTTCGCTCCGCCCATTGTTCGTTTGGGTGTTTGATGTCGTAAGATGGGGCATTTTTTATTGATGAATATATAATCTCATCATTCCACCCTTTGTTATTAAAAAAAGTTGAAGGGTCTTTTCTAAATTTTTTATCAGGTTGTGAATTTTTATATTTTGGGATATATTCTAAAATTTGTTTTTGCACTTCTAAATTTAACTCATTCCATTTTTTTTCAATTTTTATTTTATCCCCAACTTTTTTATCGTACAAATTCCAAAAAATTTCAAAATCAACTTTTTTTCCTTTTTCATCAATTACATCTATATTTTCATTATCATTTTCATTTTCCATATCATTAAGATATGTTTTTGATATGTTTTTGATATGTTTTTTATTAGTCTTTACCTTACCTTTACGATTATCGGACCGTGTTTTTGAATACTCATTTCTCCTATTTATTTCAGATTCCATTCTAACATTATAGTAATTTCCATTTTCATCAGTAATGAATTTTTTTATCACAGGACTATCAAATGATTTACATATCTTAATCATGTGTTCTTTTGGTAAATGTCCGAGTTGATGTTGCTGGCAAAGAAGTAAAATATATTGTCCGATTTGTTCATCAGTAAAAAAAGTTATTCCGGTTAAGAAATCAGAAGTATATAATAAAACAGCTGGACTTTTCATAATTATAAAAATATAAACACCTTGCCGGATTGCGTGTAAGCCAACGACTAAGAAGGAAAACGCTCTCCAAGCAAGGTGCTATTTTGTAATACAATAAAATTTATCATTATTTTAGTCGTTAACTTACGTACAAAATTAATCAAACATTTTTTAAATGCAAATTTATTTTCGATTATTTTTTGAAATAATTTTTTCAAGTTCGTCAATTTTCGATTTTAACGCACGAATTACCTGTGATGAAGCATAATCATTGACCCATTTAGGATTGTCAATAAAAGTTAATATAGTGGCCTCATCTCGGTTTAAATCGTAAAGGATACCATCCGCAGGCTGTTTAATGAAGTCAGATATTTTAACTACCTGTCCACCCTCGATACCGGCAACAACTATGTTACCTTTTTTGTATTCTGCTAAAATTCTGTCTTTCACTTTCATATTATTTTTTTTTAGCAAGCGTGATTTTTATATTTTTCATCATATTCGTCAACCTTCCTAACTATTTTTTTTCTGACTTTGATAACACCCCATTCAGCCTGTAATTCACAAATATCTCTCAGGCTTACATCAGCTCCCTTGTCTTCAATTAATTCAACTAAGTCAATTACTTTGTCAAGTACGGCCTTGTCAATCTCAATGTTGCAGATCCGGAGGGCAACGTCTAAGTTTTCAACCGTCACGTTATCTATTTTTTTCATATTATTTTTTTATTAGTTCAATTTCCGTAAAATGTACCATCCTGTTTATATCTCTTGTACGTATATAAAAATGTTCATTTTCCTTGTCAACATTCACAACCGGACATTCGACACCGTTATACATTGCTGCCGGATTCTGAATTATGTTGAAGTTTTTGAATTCGGATCGTGTCATTTTGTAATTCATTTATTTTTACTAATAACTCCTTTATTTGCTTGTTTTTACGTAAAATTATATCAATCAAAGCATTTTCTGCAAATATTTTATATGCTTCTTTTTGTTCACGATTGTATATATATTCGTTAAAATCGGTTCGTGTCATTTCTTTTTTATTTGAAATTCTCTTGCACTATATTCACTTTTATTTTCAACTATGTGAATGTCGTAATTATTCTCATTTCCGGCAATGTAAAATTTACCAGTTTTAAAAAATTCAGAAAAATCAAGAACCCACGTTTTGCCCCTCTTATGTTTACACCAAACACAAAATCCATGCTTTTCGTTTTCAAGTGTTAATTTTTCTTTTAGTTCTTTTTGCGTAAGTCTTTTCATAATTTGTTATTAAAATAATTCGTTAGTTTTTATTTCTATTTTCAAAATATCATCCGTTCGGGATAATACACCATTAGCAATAAGCGAACTGTATATTTGTTTTGCTGCTTCTGGTGCGTATTTATTTTTAAAATGAATGTCTGACTTGCAAAAATCTATAACCTGTCTTACCGAAGCAGAGGCGCCTGATTCCTTTATAAAATTATAGATTACTCGTTGCTTCGTTGTCATTCTGGTATTATCTTTAAATATTCGTTGATTAATTCAATCTCTGTATAAACTTTGAAATCATCCATTCTGCTGATAAACTCCTTGCTGTAAGCCTGAAAGTAGTGCTTATCCCGCCATTCAATAAAGTCCTGAATATGCTCTTTTATAAACTGTTTTTCTTTGTTCATGGTTCGTATTTTTGTAGCGGGGAGAGGAATCGAACCTCTGCCCTCTTGCGAATCAGGCAAGTAAGCTACCACTGCTACCACCCCGCATTATTGGCAGTTTATAGTTCTGCCAAACTTTTATTTACTTTTTGATTCAGCAACATCTCCTTTCTTTTAATTTATTGAATATTTTTTGTAAATAATAATACACTTGCCAAATATCCAGTCGCCAAGATATGCGCTGTATTGCGTTTCTCCGCTGAATTCTATCGGATATGACGTTCCTATTGTCATTCGCATATCTGCGTTCTTTTCACCGAAAACAGCCATGCCGCCGAACTGAGTATATAATCCAGCGAATATTATCCGGTATATTCCTATGCGTAATAGATGGTTGAGCCGGAACCCTTTGATTTTAAGAATTTTGTTTTTCATTATTTTACTATTGAAAATTTGCCATTTTTTAGAATATACCATGTGTCGGCTTTTATTTTTTTACCGTCAACTACTTTTGCATGAACTTTAACTATATTGTAATTTTCATCGTATTCAGCAATTGCCAAAACTGAATGTAATCCACCTTTTACTTTTGCATCTTTTTGACCATATATTACTGAAAATTCCCCGCCGTTCAATGCTGAACTGTCCCCGCCGTTCAATGCTGACCTGTCCCCGCCGTTCAATGCTGAACTGTCCCCGCCGTTCAATGCTGAACTGTCCCCGCCGTTCAATGCTGAACTGTCCCCGCC